GCTTCGGTGATCTGGCGCGGGGTAGGGCGCGGGCGGCGTGTTTCGGGCTCCTGACCGACATGATCGGCGAAGCTGTGGAAATACTCCGGCCAGGCGTTGAAGTAGCCCGTGGGCTTCACGCCGGGCAGTTGCGCGAACACGTCCGCGGCGAGCTCCAGCCGGTCCTGCACGCGCCCTGTGGTCCAGTCATCCGCCATTGCGCACCTCTCGAACCGCGGGAAGCTTGCCGTAGAGCTTTTCGCCAAGCTGGCGCACCAGTTCTCGTTCGGGCCAGGTGAGCCGATGATCATCGAGCGACACCGCCAGCATGTGCTGGTCGTGCCAGCCGTCGCGCTTGACTTGCTCGGGGTCACGGCGATGCCCGCCATAGCCGCGTGGTGTGCACCGCATGCCGGTCATGCCGCACCTCCCCGGGTCTCGATGGCCCAGAGCAGGATGGCGATGGCGTCGGCCTCGTTGTCGTCGGCGGGGCTGAACCCGAGGGCGCGGGCCGCGTCGATCATTGCCTGCTTGTTGGCGTTGCCCTTGCCGGTGACGTGGCGCTTGATGGTGCCAACGGGCACGCCCTGATAGGGCACGCCGCGCAACTCGCCCCATGTCGTCAGCGTGGCCATCAGACCGCCATAGACATGGCTCGCGTCAGTGCCAGCGTGGCGGCGCACTTCCTCGAACCAGATCGTCGCGATCGGCCCGGACAGCCGGTCCAGTTCGGTCAGCCAGTTGGTAAAGCGAAGATAGCGCATGCCGCCGCCATCGAAGCGACCGGGCCTGAACGATGCTGTTCCGCTGGTGATCAGCCCGTCATGGCCGCGCAGGGCCCAGCCGGTGGTCGTGCCGAGATCGAGGGCAAGGATGGTGCGCGCGGGCTCGGTCGGGATGGGCGTTTTCGGGGTTGCGCCGAGATTGGCCTCGGCGAGAGTCGTATCAGCCATGAGTGGTCTCCTTTTCTGGTTGGCTGCTCGGGTGGAAGACGACGGCGGTTGATGCTTGGCGGTACCGGCCGCCGTCGTCGGATTGGGGTTTTGGGTCGAGACTTGGGTGCACGAAATTTGCCCGGGGGTAGGTGGTGGCTCTCCCCGCCTATAGCGGGGAGGCCACCTACCCCCTTAGGGGTACTTTTTCCGAAATCTGGAATCTGGCAGAAGATGTTGATATTGAATAGAAAATCCAGATTGCGGAGCAGATTGCGGATACCCTCATACGAAATCTGGAAATGGGCACTCAAGTGTCTGACGAAAAACGGAAAAAGCCAGATTCCAGATTTCGACAGGATTTCAGATTTCGGAAAATCTGGCCAGATTCCGGATTTGAGATGCCAGATTTCGGATGGGATCAGGGCAGCGAAACTCATGAATTCGTCCCCTCCGGACGGACCCATATCTCGGGGTTTTCGACCGGCAGGACGGCCCCTGTCTGGGCGCATTTGTAGTGGCTGGGACGCACGGGAATGCGGACGGGAAAGACTTCACCCGTATCGGGATCGACCAGGTCTTCGCCGGTCGCCAGCTCCGTAAACTCGGTGCACAGATACCCGTATTTGCTGCGATCGGTGGGCAAGCCCAGATCACTGGCAGCGTCCGCCTTGACGAACTTGATCACCCCCTTTGTGGTCAGCACGTTCAGGCGGTCACGGATGCTCGTTTGCCCGCTCAACCCGCCCTGGTTCTCGAATGACTCTGCGAAGAGCGTCATGGTGTACATGCGTCCCGCGCGCGCTTCGCGCTCAAGGATATCGGTGATCACCTCGCCCTTTCGGTCACGTTCCGCGTCATGTTTTGTCCCGACCTCAGCTCGCACAAGCCGTTCGTTCATCGGGTTGATCTCGACCCATTCGCCCTTGACCTTGTCGACGATCTTGGGCTCCAGCGCCGGGCCATTGCGGAGCTCGATTTCCAGCTTGCGCTGCGGGCTTTCCTCGTCGGGGCGGTGCAGGATCAGCCCGGTGGTGTAGAAGCCGCGCAGAGCGCTGGCGCCGGAGAGCGCGAGGAAAGGGTCCTCCTTGACCTGGTGCTTCGACAGCTTGCGCGTGTGGTGGACAAGGATCACGCCGCAATCGGGGTCGATGTGATCGCGCAGCACCTCCACCCGGTCCTTGAGAAAGAACATCATGGCAGTGTTGTCGTTCTCGCCGCCGCCGTCCGGGCCGCCGTCGAAGAGGTTGCGAATGGGATCGACGCAGAGAATGTCGGGCGGCGCGTCCGGGAATGCGCGCCGGACGGCGGTGGCCACCTGCATGCTTCCCTCGGCGTCGAGCAGCATTTTCAGCTTGGGCGTGGCGACGAATGTGTCACGCGCGGCCGCCAGCACCTCGGGCGGCAGGGCGATCTGGCGCAGGCGCTCGCGCAGATAGTGATACTGGATCTCGGCCTGCAGATAGAAGATGCGCAGCGGTCGCGGCGGGGTGAAGCCGAGGAAGGGCTGCCCTGCTGCCATGTGCACGAGCCAGGAGATCAGCAGATCGCTCTTGCCGACCTTGGGCGCGCCACCCAGCACCAGCAAGCCACCGGGTGTCAGCACGCGCGGCGCGATGATGTCTTCGGGCATGGGGCTGGTGTCATCGAGCAAAGCGCCAAGCGTGAAGGCGGGCATCTCGTCGGGCGCAGGGGCGGCGCTGTCGAGGCGCACGAGCGGGGGGCCGTATTTCTCGACATGCCGGGTCCAGAGTCGTTCGGACTCGCGCTTGAGCCGCTCCACCGTCCACTGGGGCCGCAGCATGGCGGCGTTGTAGCCGCAGATGCCTTCCCAGCCCTCATCCTTCGACATCCGGCCCTCATGGACCATGCGGATGAAATACCCGATGGCGGCCGAGGCCCCCTCGAAGCGGGACCAGTCATCCTGCGCGCTCTCGCGCACCGGGGTGACCAGCACATCATCCACGCCGGGCTTGTCGGGCGCGGCGAAGTCTGGCTGCAGCGACACGCCCGGTGCGGGCGGCATGTCGGTCACCGCCTCGGTGAACTCGCCCAAATCGCGTTCCAGCTCGGCGTTCAGCGCGACGATGCGCACTTGGGTCTTGAGGGTGTTCTTGTAATAGACCGAGCCCGCGACCCGGATCGGCTGGTGCGCCGAGCGGAAATGCATGTCGCCGCCGGCCTTGGCGGCAATGTCGCCGCGCAGACGAGTCACGCGTGCAATGTCACTGCCCTCGGCGGGCTCGGTCAGTTTCCACCAGACATGCGCCTTGTGCTGCCCCTCGGGCGTGACGCCGCCGCTTTCGACCACCATGGTCGGCGGGCCGAGGTGGCGCTCGAGATGCGCGCGCTTGGCGGCAATGTCGCCGGTGTCGATATCGACGACCACGGTTTGCATCTGCTGGACGTCGTCCGCCTTGGCCTGTCCGGGCTCGGCGACGGTGCCGGGGATGACATAGACGGCAGCCCCTTCCCGCGCTGCCCAATTGGCGAAGGTGATCATCTTTTCGGCCGCCGAGGCATCCGCCTCGATCCAGATGTTATGCGGGCGGCCATCAAAGCCCTGGCCCTTGTCGATGAAGCTGCGGACGGGGATCAGCCCGTCGCAGTAACCGAAGACGACGTCCATGAACTCGGCGATCCGCTCGGGGTCGGGCTCGTCGCCGAACACATCGATCTGTGGTGCTGCGTCGTTGAAGTCGCGCCACGGATTGAAATGGACGAGGTTTTCCTTCGGGGGTTCGGAGGATGTATCATCCGACGGGGTTTGAGGGTCGTCGTCCTTGTGATCATCATCATGCGCCATGTCGATATCCTTTCTCACTTTGCTTGTGTCGGGCGGGTCTTCCGGGGTTTCATTCATGCAGGCAGGCTCCAGCAGCGCTCCGCCCACGCGCAGAACCGGCATTCGAAAAAGTCGCGATTGGCAGCGACACGGGGCAGCAATTCGCCCGCATCCGTGGCCTGCAGGATCCGGACGCCGCGGTCGGACATGCGCTGCGCGAGACCCGCGTCGAAGGGCACAAGCTCGTGGTGCAGCTCGGCGGTGTCCTTGTTGATGGCGGTGAACACGGCAGGGACGGCGCTGATGCCCGGCACGCTCGCGTCCATGTAGGCCTGGTAGACGGCGATCTGGGCGGCATAGACCGGCTTGGAGACCGCAACGCCGTCCTTGACGCAGGCGCGCCAGTTCTTCGCGTTCATGGTCTTGCATTCCCAAAGCGCCGGGACAGCGAGGCCGAAGCTCTCGGGGCCGGCGGCAAAGATACCATCGACATGACC